AGCAGGTCAACCCGCCGATGGCGGTCGTGCAACTGCAGAACATCATCTACCACCGCACGATGCAGGGCGGAACGTCTGAGTGGTCCTTCCTCGTCGCCCTCGTGGCCGGTCGCATGGGCGATCGCTCTGCGCAGCGCCAGATCGATGGGTGGACGTCCTACGACGGCAGCCAGTCGATCCGGGCCGCCATCGAGGTCGACCCGACGCTCAACGACATCTGCCAAACCTTGATCGTCGAGAACATGGTCGCCGTCCGCCCGCTGAGCCTTGGCGACGCCGCTTATCTCTCGTGCGAGTTCAACGTCACCGTCCACGCCTAGGAGGCACCGTGACCTACACCATCACCGGCCCGTTCCCGGTGCTCGGCCAAGAGCCTGGCACCACGGTGACCGACGAGCAGCTCGTCGACTGCAACGTCGACTGGCTCATCGAGTCGGGCCACATCATCGCAACAACCGAGGCCGCACCGGCCGACACAACCAAGGAGGGCTGAGCCACATGGCACAGGTCATCACCAATGCAACAGTCACCATTGGAAGCGTCGACCTTTCGTCGAGCATCCGCAAGGTGACACTCAACACGTCGCGTGCAGAGCTCGACACGACCACCTTCGGCAGCACCGCCAAGCGTCGCGTCGCCGGTCTCGCCGACAACAAGGTCAGCATCGACTTCAACCAGGACTTCTCGGCCTCTTCGGTCGAGGCATCGATCTACTCGCTGATCGGGACCACGACCACCGTCGTCATCAAGCCCAGCGGCACCACCGTCTCGGCCACGAACCCGTCCTACACCTTCACCGCACTGGTGACGGATTGGACGCCGCTCGATGCTCAGGTCGGTGACCTCGCATCAGCCACGATCTCGTGGCCGATCGACGGCGCCATCACGAAGGCCGTGGCCTAGTCATGGCCGCCCTCATGCGTCTCCGCATCGAACCCATCACGGGAGATGCGTATGAGGTCAACGTCACGCCCAAGGTCATCGTCGAACTGGAGCGTCACTTCTCCAAGCCGATGACCGATCTCTTCGGAGAGGGCGCATCCTTCGAGGCCATCTATTGGGCGGCTTGGAAGGGCACTCAGACTGTTGGGCGTCCGACCAAGCCGTTCGATGAATGGCTCGAAGACATCGAGGCGGTCGAGCCGGTTGAGGACGTCAAGCGTGTCCCTTTAGAGATAGCCTGACCTACCAAATTGCGCAGGTCGCTGTCGCCACTGGCATCTCACCGCTTGACCTTCTTGAACTTGAGCCGAACATGTATCTCGCGATCGTGGCCGTGCTCAAAGAGCAGGCACGCGAGGCCGAGCGGGGGAGGTAGCCATGGCGGGCGAAGAGACCAAGGTCGTCCTCGAGGACTACACCCGGTTCAAGAAGATTCTCAAAGAGGCTGATCCTGCCCTTCGCAAAGCGATGGACAAGGAGATCAGATCATTCCTGACCCCGGTGTCGAGCCTTGCCAAGACCAAGGCGCCATCGACCGTGCTTAGCGGGTGGACACCGGCCGCCGAGGGCAGCGGCAAGTGGGCGGCAAAGGCATGGGACCAGTCCACGGTCCAACGAGGCATCGCCGTGCGTCAGGGCGGCAAGCGATCCAAGGGTTCGGCCACTTCGTCGGCATGGAAGATCATCAACAAGAGCGCCCCAGGTGCGATCTACGAACTGGCTGGCAAGAAGAGCAAGGGCAAGACCGTTGCCGGCCGCACCTTTGTTCACATGCTGACAGAACGCGGCGGGTCCCCGTCTCGATTGATCTGGGCCGCTTGGGATGAAAGAGGCGGCGAGAAGGCGATCATTCGCTCTGTCGCAGAGACGATCAACAAGTACGAGAACGAGCTGCAACGCCTGCTCAACTAATCCACAGGATCGAGGCAGACAATGGGCGTCGTACTCAACGTCATTAGTCAGTTCAACTCCAAGGGCCTCGATCAAGCGCAAAGGGAACTCGACCAGCTCAAGTCGAAGACCGAAAGCGCATCAGGCAAGATGATGAAAGCGGGCGCCACGATCGGCGCCAGTTTCGCCGCCATCGGCGGCACCATCGCCGCCTTCGCCGTTGACCAGACCTCGAAGCTCGAGGACGCCAACGCTCAGCTCGACAACGCGTTCAAGAACGCTGGCACAACCGTCGATGCCCACAAGGGCAAGTTGGACAAGGTCGGTAACCAGCTAGAGAAGTACGGCTACACCAACGCCCAGACTGCCGAAGCCGTCGCTCGGATGACCACGGTCAACGGCAACGCCAAGTTGTCTTTGGACTCGATGGGCCTTGCCGCCGACGTTGCCAAGAACCGTCACCTCGACCTGACCAAGGCGGGCGACTTGCTCGCCAAGACCATGGCAGGCTCAACCACGGCCGCCAAGAAAATGGGTATCGCAATCCCTGAGTCGGTGGCCAACATCCAAGACCCGGCGCAGAAGTCTGCGGCCATGATGCAGATCCTCAAGGATCACTTCAAGGGCTCGGCCGACGCCGCCGCTGGCACCCTCAAGGGCAAGCTCGACGCAGCCAAAGCATCGCTCGGCGATATGGCCGCCAAGATCGGCGAGAAGCTCGTTCCGATCATCTCAAAGCTTGTCGACTGGTTGATGAAGACCGTCGACTGGTTAAAGAAGCACAAGGGCGTGATGATTGCAGTCGCTGCGATTGTGGGCGGCATCGTGCTGGTCGTCTTGGCCGCCTACGTCGTCAGCATGACCGCGGCCGCGGTTGCCACTGTCGCCGCCACCTGGCCGATCCTGCTCATCATCGGCATCATTGCATTGCTAGTGCTCGGCGTGATCATGATGTGGAAGCACTTTGCTTGGTTCCGCACGGCAGTGAAGGAAGTATGGAAAGCCATCAAGGAATACATTCACTTCGCGTGGAATGACGTCATCAAGCCGGTTTTCCATGCCATCGTCGGATTCGTCAAGAACACCCTGATCCCAATCTTCCAAGGGATCTGGGACATCGTCAAAAAGGTCTTCAACAAGGCTGGCGACATCATCTCTGGCGCTTGGGACACGATCAAAAAGGTCTTCAAGTGGATCAAGGACGGCGTTCAGGGCGTCATCGACATCTTCGGGAAGATCGTCAGCGGCATCGGCGACGCATTCACGGGTCTCGGCGACGCCATCCTTTCGCCGTTCAAGTGGGCCTTCAACAAGATCGGCGAAATCTGGAATAGCACCGTCGGAAAACTGCATTTCACGATTCCTTCGTGGGTGCCAGTTCTCGGTGGCCAAGGCTTCGACATCCCGAAAATCCCCAAATGGAAAGCCATGGGCGGACCCGTCATGGGCGGCGACCCCTACATCGTTGGCGAACAAGGTCCTGAACTCTTCGTCCCTCACGGCTCGGGCACCATTGTCCCGAACCATCACATGGGCGGCACGAACCACGTCACCATCAACGTGCACGGCGCCGACCCGCAGCTGGTCGTCAATGCGCTGCGCACTTGGATGCAGCGGAATGGGAGTCTTGCCGGCGCAGGTATCCGATGACTGCGCCGACAGTCATCGTCGAACTTGGCCTCGATGCCACGGCGTCGGGCGGCTCAGCGTTCGTCCTCGACCACCCAGTGCGAGGCGTCCTCGACAACACCGATTGGACGCTTGCCGGTACGCAGTTCGTTGACGTCACCGACCACCTGTCGGGCCAAGTCACAACCACGCGTGGCCGCAGCCGTGAGGTCGACAAGTTCCAAGCCGGGACCGCATCGTTCACGCTGCGCAACGAAGACCGTTCATTCGACCCATCGAACACCGCTGGTCCGTACTACCCCGGCCCGCTGTTGCGCACGACAGCGAGGATCTCGGCGGGCAACGATGGGCTCGGGACGCCGCACATCTTCACCGGCTACGTCGACGACATCTCGGTGAACTACGAGCAGCCGAACATTTGCACCACGACGTTCTCGCTGGTCGACGCGTTCACCCTGTTGGCGAACATCAAGGTGACCGGCTTCGCTCTTCCCGCAGGGACTACCGGCGATGCCATCTCGGCGATCCTCACCCACACCGGCCTCCTTATCCAAACCGATATCGACCCCGGCATGACCACCATCGCCGGTCGGACGCTTGCCGACGCATCCGCCCTCGACGCGATCCAGCAGCTCGTGACCACCGAGCAGGGCCGCTTCTTCGTGGCGGTCGATGGCACGCTCACGTTTCGAGACCGGGCAGCAGCGTTGGACCCGGCCTACTCGATCACCTACACCGACGCAGACTCTTCGGCGTTTGCGCCGTTCTCGGTCGGGTATCAGAACATCTCCCAGCGCACCGCGTCGACGTTGCTCTTCAACACCGTGACCGCTATCAACGCAACCGGTGGAACGTCGCAAAGCGTGTCAGACACGACCTCGATCAGCACCTACCTCGAGCGAGCGCTTGATGTCGGAACAGTTGAAAGTGCAAGCGACTCAAGCGTGCTCGACCTCTGCCGAGCGCTGCTGGTCCAGTTCTCATCCGAAGAGGTCCGCTTCGACACCGTCGTGATCGGCCTGATGGGTGCTGACTTCGGTGCAATCGACCCGTGGCTGCTCACTGATGTGGAAATCGGCGACCACGTTGTCGTCGAACGACGTCCACCTGGTAGCGGTTCACCCTCGGTCATTTCGAGGGCTTCGATCGTGGAGGGAATGTCCTACTCGCTCGACGTCTCAGGCGCCTCTACCTTGACGCTGAACTTCGGAAACTTCACACCGTTCTTTATCCTCGATGACCCGCTCTACGGAATCCTCGACCTGTCCCGCCTCAACTACTAGGAGCGCCCGTGTCGACCTTCACCGCTGGACAGATCCTGCTTGCAGCTCAGATGAACACTCAGGCGGGGGACTCGGGATGGACCCGAGTGTCCGGTGGAGTGGGGTTCCAGAACTCATGGAATGAGTTTTTGGGATTGCAGGTCTCCTATCGACTGATCGGCCAAGTGGTTGTTCTCAAAGGGTCGATCTATGCGGGCACCGCAGCTA